CAGCCCAAACACTGTACTGGAATACCGCTCACCCACAGCACTGGACAGCCAGTTTAGTGGCGCAGGCGGCAAGCCGCTTGCCTATAGCATTGTTGGCAACGAGATTAAGTTTCGCCCTATCCCTGACTCTGCCTACACCGCAGAGATTGTCTATATCGGCAGTCTGGACGCATTGAGCGACAGCAACGCCACCAACAACATCCTTTCCCGGCACCCTGACGCCTACCTGAGTGGGGCGCTGGCAGAGGCGTATGTCTACTTGATGGACGACGCACGCGCGCAGCTTTACGACGGCAAGTTTGGCCGTGCGATTGAGGAAATCAAGAAGGACGAGCAACGCGCTCATTACGGCACTGGCACGCTCCACATGACGAGCATCTACCAGCGGCAAAACTCTGTAGCATCGTAGGAGTAAAAGATGTCTGCACTTTCTGATTACGCTGAGAACAAGGTGCTGGATGTTCTTGGCGCTAACGCGACTTTTACCGCACCATCGAATGTCTATCTTGGCCTGTCCACTGGTTCGCTTGGCGATGATAACAGCGGCACCGAACTGACAGGCAACAACTACTCCCGCGTTTCTGTGTCTTTTGGCGCAGCGGCCAGCGGCACCATGTCAAACGATGCTGCAATCGAGTTTGCTGCTGCCACTGGCAGTTGGGGCAGCGTGTCCCACTGGGGGCTTTATGATGCAGCCAGTAGCGGCAATCTTTTGGTGCATGGCTCTTTCACGACGGCAAAGACAATCGCTTCGGGTGATGTGCTGAAAATTGCAACAGGTGACTTAGACATCACCGCTGCTTAACGGAGTGTGTGATGGCTATTACGAAGCCGAACCTAGACCAGCTTACTGGCTCTATTGATGCCTTTGTAGGTTCGTTTGACAGTGATGCGGATCTTCTGCGTGCTGACTTTACGAAAGAGCCTACGCTTGAAGAACTAGATAGCATCATAACCAACTTTGATGCGCTGGATAGCTTTGGCAACGTCGATAGCCTGTCATTTGATTTTTTCTCGGTAGACGGCGCAGCCAGCCTAGCGATTACAGGAACCGGCACAATACAGGTGCCGATACCAATGTCAGCAGCGGCTTCCGTCGCTGTCACTGCCACTAACGCATTTGACCGTATTCGCGGCGTTGATGCAGCGGTAACTGGTGCCGTTTCGATAGCGGCCACCGCTTCGTTCATCGCCCGCATGAGCGCAGCAGCAAGCGTTGCCGTGACGGCGACAAATGCGGCTGACCGTGTAAGGGGCATGGGGGCAACCGCCTCTGTGGCCGTTACAGGCACTTCAAACTTTGTGACGGTGCTTTCCACGTCTGCGGTGGCCAGCGCCGCTGTGACGGTTTCTGGCGCGGCTACAGGGGTGTTCTCAATGCCCGCTGCGGCCACTGTCGCTCTGGCTGGCACGGCTGTCGGCAGGATACCGGGCGAGGACTGGTCAGAGGTGGCGGACGGCAGCGAGACGTGGACGATCCAGACGGCAGGAACAGAGGTTTGGGCTACGCAAACCGGCAATACTAGGGACTGGCTGACGCAATGATTAAGTTTGGCGAATGGCTACCTGACCAGCCACCATTGAACAATCCTGGGGTGACGACTGCCACCAATGTTGTGCCAGCGGCGCAAGGCTATCGCAGCTTCCCTAGCTTTGTATCATTCAGTAACGCGGCGACAGATCGTATTCGCGGCATCTTTGCTGCAAAGGACACCAGCGCAAACGTATCTCTGTTCGCAGGCGATGCGGGCAAGCTGTATAAGTTTAATCAGTCCACCAGCAATCTGGATGATGTCAGCAAGTCTGGCACGCCAGCCTATGACCTTGCTGGCGCAGAGCGTTGGCGATTTGTTCAGTTTGGCACAACTGTCATTGCGGCTGGTGGCACTGGTGAAGAACTGCAAAAGTTTGCGCTCGGATCTGACAGTGCGTTCAGCAATCTTGGTGGCTCACCTCCAAAGGCTGACTTCATTGCCGTTGTGCGCGATCAGGTATGGACGGCCAACATTGATGAAGGGTCGGGCAGGGTACCGTTCCGTGTACGCTGGTCTGGCATCAATGACGAGACATCGTGGACTGTCGGCACCAACCAAGCTGACTTTCAAGATGTATTCGGCGGTGACGCTGGTGCCATTACTGGCCTGACCGGGGGTGAGCAAGCAACCATCCTGATGGAGCGTGGCATTGCGGTGGCGTACAATGTTGGTGCGCCGCTGATCTACCAGATCAACATGGTTGAAACATCGCGTGGCTGTTCGTTCCCCAACAGTGTGGCGCGCGTAGGCGGGCTGACGTTTTATCTGGCGCAGGATGGCTTCTTTGCCTTTGACGGCAAGCAAAGTCAGCCGATTGGCGCTGAGAAGGTGAACGAGTTTTTCTTGAAGGACTTTGACGACGCGCACACTGACAAGATGTCCTGTGCTGTAGATCCGTCGAACCAGCTTGTCGCTTGGTCTTACGTCTCGGCAAATGCGCCAGATGATACGCCTGACAAGATTCTGGTTTACAACTACGCCATCCAGCGTTGGTCGCTGCTTGAGGTGCGTGCAGAACTAATCGCTCCGTTGTTTACGCCAGCCTATACGCTTGAAGATCTGGACAACCTCGCTGCCAACATTGACAGCCTGCCAGCGCCGCTTGATAGCGCGCTCTACAAAGGCGGCACATTCTTCTTTGGCGGGAGCGTGGACAAGAAGATTCACAGTTTCACGGGAAGCACCCTCGCAGGCACGATTGAAACGGCTGAGTTTCCTGTCACTGTGGGGCGTCACTCGCTAGTAACACGCACGGTTCCGTACTTCCGCGACGGCAGCGTGACGATGCAAGTGGGTGCGCGTGACAGGCAGGATGATGACGTGTCTTTCGACACTGCCGCGTCACTGACTGATGAAGGCTTTTGTCAGCATCGCTCACAGGGCCGTTTCCACCGCGTCCGCATGAACATCAGCGGCACTTGGGACTTTGCCCAAGGCGTTGAGATAGAGGGGCAGGCACTTGGCAGACGCTAACTTTCAGCCACTGCCGCCAGAGGCAACAAACCCGCGTCAGATCAGTCAGGTCGTCAACAACGTACTGGACGGCAAACTCAACAGCACAGGTTCATTTACTTGCACTGCCAGCGCAGCAACAACGGCTGTGACTGACTTCCGTGCAGGCAAGGACAGCATCATCCTTCTGATGCCGCAGACGGCTAACGCAGCGACAGAGGTGGGAAACGGAACGATTCATGTCAGCACCCGCGCAAAGCAATCATTCACCGTCACGCACGCAAACAATGCTCAAACCGATAGAACTTTCGGATACCTCATTATTGGCTGAGTGGGAGCGGTGCGGCGACTACATTGAGGACGCACTGGAATATGCACAGTTTTCTCACACACTTGAAGATGTGCTGCGCGTTGTACTTGCAGGAGACGCGCAGTTTTGGCCGGAAAGTAACGCGGCGCTTGTTACGGAAATTATCGACTATCCGCAACGCCGCACACTGCGTTTCTGGTTGGCTGGCGGCGACCTTGAGACGCTGCGGGATTTGGAAGTAGCAGCAATCGAATGGTCAAAAGCATGGGGTTGCTCGGCTTCTGAGATAGTTGGGCGACGTGGGTGGGTGCGCGCCCTTCAAGGCTACGAGGAAGCCGCAACAGTAGGAGTTAAATACTATGGGTAAAGGTGGTGGCGGCGGCGGTTCGCAGACGGTCAATACGCAAGTAGAGCCGCCAGAGTACGCAAAGCCGTTTCTTGAGTTTGGACTGGCAGAAGCCAAAGACCAGTTTATGTCTGACATGCCGGGTTATTTCCCTGGCAGCAGCGTTGTTGGCTTTTCGCCAGAAAGCGAGATGGCGCTGTCCGGCGTGCGTAACCGTGCGCTTGACCCTAACAGCCTGACAGCGCAGACGCAGGGCGTCGTGCAGCAAAACCTGATGGGGACAAACCCGTTGGCAATGGCAGCGTTTAAGCCGGTCATAGACACGGTACAAAGCCAGTTTGCCAAGGCGGGGCGTTACGGATCTGGCGCAAACCAGCAGGCGCTGGCATCTGCATTGGCACCGGCTGCATTGCAAGCACAGCAGGCGGCAATCGGGCAGGCACCCACGGTGCAGAACCTTGATATGCAGCAGCTTGCCCAAGTCGGCGCTGCACGCGAACAGCAAGGTCAGGCTGAGTTGGAAGATGCCATCAACCGTTACAACTTTGAGCAAAACATCGACGCGCAAAAGCTGAACAACTATATGGCGCTGGTTGGCGGTGGCACTACAGGCAGTCAGTCCAGTCGGCCGGTGTTCCGCAATCCGCTTGCCAGCGGTCTAGGCGGCGCACTAAGCGGGGCGCAGATTGGCGCTTCATTTGGCAACCCAATGCTCGGCGCTATTGGCGGCGGGCTACTTGGCTTGATGTAGGAGGCTAATATGGCTTTTGGTGGCGGTGAAAGGCTAGCAGGGCTTCTAAGCGACCCTGCGGCACGCGGCATCTTGGGTGCATCTGCGGGGCTTTTAGCAGCGGGTGCGCCAAGAACTGACAGGCCGGTATCACTTGGCGAGGCAATCAGTAGTGGATTGTTGTCTGGCGCGCAGGCTTTTGATGCAGCGACACAACGGCAGGCAGAGCAAGCGGCGGCAGACGAGTTGTCGGCACTTCGCAAAGCCCGCATGGCGGCGCTGAACAAGCCAGACAAGATTTTACCGCTGACGAACATTGCTAAAATCAACCAAGATTTTCAGAACGGCCTTATCACTAAAGAAACTCGTGACGCACAGATTGCTGCCGCCTTAAAGCAAGACGAAGTATTGCCTCTGAGCAAAGAAGGCAAACTTGCGCGAGATAGGCGTCTGGGTTTGCTTGGGCCGGAAATTCAAGCACCTGTGGCTGACATCGCCGTTCCTGAGTTAGACGCGCCTGATCTTCGCGCCGCCTCAACGGGTGATATTTCTGGCATGGCGGCAAACGCATCAAACTTTGTTGCTGGCCTGTTTGGCGGCTCTGCCTTTCCCGACACGCAGGAAGCAAAAGCGCAGCTTAATTTGCTTAACGAGTCAGTGATGACGCCAATGGTGCGTGCAATTTCAGATCGTGGCGCTGTCTACACGCAGCAGCGTATCCGTGAATTGCTGCCACAAACCGGGCTAAGTGACGCTGAAAACGCTGCGCGTATGCGGCAGTTGCCAACAAAGATGCGGCAACAGATTGCAAGTGCAGAAGCCACCTTGTCTGATGAAACTCAAAGCGACAAAGCCAAAGCAGAAGCGCGCAAAGCCATTCGGGAACTTAATCCGCTGATTTCAACCATCGAAAAGTCCCTGTCTCAATTTGACACGGGACAATCGCGTGACCCTCGTGGCAACCGGCGTCGTCGCAGCGGCAGCGTAAATTCGTCTCAAGGTCCAATCAAATTTAAGCGGGTTGATGATGGCAGTAATTGAGGTAGAAGGCGCTGGCCGCTTTGAGGTAGACGAAAAGTTTTTCGATCTGCCCGAATCTGAACAGCAATCGTTGCTGCGTGAGATGACGGCAGACAGTGGTGATGGCCCACTTACAGCCGGTGATGTTTTGTCTGGCGTTACTAAGGGCATCAACACAGCCATGTTCGCTGACGTAGTTGGCGCTCCTGTTGATCTTGCGACCTTTGGTCTGAACCTTATCCCAGGCGTCGATATTCAAGAGCCGGTTGGTGGAAGCAAACAGCTACGAGGTTTATTGGCAGATGCCAATATCGGGTATGAATCTGTTGCAGACTTACCACGTCAGCAGCAGCCATTTGCTATCGGCGGCGAGACTATAGGCGCTGCCGCTCCTATCGTCGGTGGTGTGGGCTTGGCGGCGCGTGGGGCAAACCTAGCGAAAAGGTCAGCACCAACAGGGTCAGCGATTAGAGACTTACTGTCTGATGTTGTGTCCACAGCCGCGCGTAAGCCGGGAACGACTGCCGCAACGGAACTTGGCCTTGCAACTACGGCGGGTGTTGGTGGCGGTCTGGCAGAGTCAGTCGCACCCGGCAATGAACTTGCCCGCCTCGGTGGAGAGTTGGCTGGTGGTTTGGCTCCTGCCGCAGCGTTGGCAACAGTAGGTGCAGGCGTGAAGCGCGGCCTTGACATTGGTAGGTCATTTACACCTAGCGGCAGAGAGAGGCTTGCGGCAGCGGTTGTGCAAAAGCGCGCTGTTGCAGAAGACATTGACCCGCAGCAGCTTGCTACAAGACTGCTTGAGGGCGACGAGAGCATCACGTCAGCGCAGCGTGTACCGGAAGCATTTATTATTGAGTTAGAGAACACGCTTCGCAGAACCAACAGCGATTTAGATGCGCGTCTCGGTAAGGCAAACAAACAAGTCATCGAAAATATCAAGGACGCTTTTGTCGGTGGACGTGCGGACCCAGAAATATTCTCTGATGCGCTTGATACTCAAATCAATCTCAAGCTCCAAACAGCAAGGCAAGCGGCGGCAAAAATCAACCCAAGCTCACCAGATGCACGTTCCCAAGCAAACAGGGTTGTGCGGGATGCGCTGGAAGGCTCGTTACGAGATGCACGCAAACAGGAAAGCGCACTGTGGGGGCAAGTTGACAGAGGTTTAGATGTTCAGCCAAGAGACACGCTTGCGGCATACCAAGGATTGCGCGCTCGGCTCATGGAAGAAGAAACGCTGCCTGATGTCATTGAGAACTTTATCAAGCGCGTAAAGAAAACCCTTAAAGATGATGGTTTTACCGACAATGAGATTGATGCAGTAGAGCGGGGCGATGTCAATGTCACGTCTGGCGATCTTCTACGCTTTAGAAGCCGTATGTTGCGGCTGAACCGCGATCTAAAATCAGGTCCAAATGCCAATTTCAGCGCCGCAAATGAAGCAAAGGTGCTGGCTGACGGTGCGCTTGCAGACTTGTCGCGTCTTGAGGTTCCCGGCGTCAATGAAGCACGTCAATTTAGCTTTGCGTTGAACCAGCGGTTTTCTCGCGGTGACGTGGGCCGGATTTTAGAGTTTGACGCACAGGCGACGGGCCGGATTGATCCTGATCTTACCCTTGAAAGCACCATCCGTCGGGGCGGTCCTGCCGCTGCCGTCGCAAGCAGAGACATACAGGGAGCAGTCTCCCCCTTAGAAGAGTTTGGTCGGAATCAAACGCCGGAGGTACGGGCGCAGATTGAAGACTTTTTGCGTGATATGGCGCAGCAAACAGTCACTAAAAGCACTGGCGAGATAAAGCCAGAGGCGTTGGCTACGTTCCGCGCTAACAACCGCGAAATCCTGCGTCAGTTTCCGCAGCTTGATAATGCGTTGAAAGACGCCGGTACAGCCGCCAGGTCAGCAGAAAGGTATGTGCGTGGAGTGACGGCTGGCACCCGCACTTTCCAGCAAGTAAGCGCACTTGGCGATGCAATACAGGTGGAAAGCGCGCCAAAAGCTGTAAAGGCGGCACTTGGCCGCTTTAACCGCTCCACAGATCAGATGGACAATATCATAGCAGCAGCCCGCGCTGGTGGTGACGATGCTGTAGCTGGCCTGCGTACAATCCTGATGGACGAGTTACTTGATGCAGCCACGGTCAAAGGCAGTCTTTCAGGCAAAATCCTGCAATCAACGGCTGGTCAGCAACGCATACTGGATTATCTGCAATCGAAAGGCGTTCTGGACGCGACGAGGCGTGAAAACCTCAAGACGCTGGCAGACACAGCGGCCCGCATTGAACAATATATGACGACCCGCGCGGGCAAGCAGTTTGAACTTGGCAACACCGGCCCGTTTGAAGACTTCCTTATTCGCGTGATTGGCGCGCGTATAGGTGCCTTGAGTTTTATTGGAGAAGCGTCAGGCGCGACCCTTGTGGCCGCTGGTGCCGGTTCGCGGGCGCTTCGTAGCATCTTATCGGACATGCCCGCACTGCGCGTCAGGGACGTTCTGGCGCGCGCTGTGGAAGATCCAGAATTTATGGCGTTGCTTCTCCAAAAGCCAACAAGGGTAAGAGCGCAGAACGCGAGGGACACACGCATCCTTTCATACCTGTTGGCATCCGGTTTAGTGGCAGAGGACGAATAAATGGCAAAAAATAGCATCCGCGATTATAGCGCGACGGCGGCATCAAATACCGATATCCAGTCGGTCGATATTGACGAGAATTGCCCCGCGAGTGGTATTAACAACGCCATCCGCGAGTTGATGGTGGACCTAAAGAATGTCAGTACCGGCGCGGTCAATCTTGAGACGCCAGCGGCTGACCAGCTTAACGTGGACAACCTGCGCCTCGACGGCAACACCATCTCAAGCACCGACACGAATGGCGACATCACCCTCGACCCGGATGGCACGGGCGACACCATTATTGCGTCGGGTAATTTGGGCATCGGGACGGCTTCGCCTGTCAGCCAAATGACATTGGCTAAAACCAGTGACCTTGTATTCACTCAAAACGGCTACGGCATCGCTTGGGGTAGCAACAACGGTAGTCCAAGAATTTTTGGAACATCCGGCGGTTCTTTGAGCTTCAAGCACGGCGGCGGTTCGACAGCTATGACCATCGACAGCAGCGGCAACTTGCTGGTGGGTCGCAACACTGCGTCGGGCTTTGGCAGCGGGAATGGTCTGGTTGTTTTGCCAACGCAAGGCATAACTTTTTCCAAAACGACATCTACAGATTTAGGGGCTGTTGCTTTTTTTAATAGAAACAACGGTGACGGAAACCTTATAGAGTTTGCGGAAAATGCGGTAG